ATGAAGATGATTGGCAGAACACCACAGCAAATTGCTACTGTGCGTGGAAGCCTACAGAAGTTTGCTCAACAAACCATCTACAGTTCTAGTGATATGGCAAGTGCTTACGCACAATTTGCTGCTGTTGGTACCAAGAACTCACTGGGATTGGTTAAAGGTCTAGGTGGTTTGGCGGCTGCTGCCGATAACCCAACGCAAGCAATGAAGACCTTAATGCAGCAATCTGTTCAAGCTGCTGCTAAACCTAAGCTACAGTGGATGGACTTTAAACTAATGCTTGAACAAACTCCAGCAGGAATGGCCGCCGTTGCTAAAAGTATGCACACCAATTTGAACGGGTTAATCAAGGACATCCAAGCCGGTAAAGTTTCTAGTAAAGAATTCTTTCAAGCGGTTGCAAAAACTGGTACAAATGCCAACTTTAGTAAATTGGCAACACAGTATAAAACTGTGGGGCAAGCCGCTGATGGACTTAAAGAAACATTAGCCAACAAACTGCAAAATGCTTTTGATAGCACGAGTAAAGTTGGCATTAAAGCGATTAGTTCGTTAACGGATAAAATCGGCAATATAAACTTCGACAAAATGATTCCTGGTTTAGTTAGCTTCGCAAAAGGGGTTGTGAATGCCCTGACCACAGCTGGTAGAGCAGTGAGAGACTTCTTCTCTGGTTTTGCCAATACGGGTGCGTTGACAGCCGTTAAGGGAATTTTTACAAGTGTTGGGAATGCTATTCAAAGTCTGGGAAATAAGTTGAATGGCCTTAGTGGTGGCAATTTTGCTAGTACTCTTGGTTCGTTAACCGGTGCTGGTATCACATTTGCTGCTAATGGAATTTCAGCCCTGGCAAACGCTGTTGGGAAGCTCTCACCGGGTGCCTTAGTCGCAATTGCTGGTGCACTGGTAACTTTTAAAGTAGCGGCAATGGGGTTGAGTGGTTTATCAATTGTTGCGAGTGGATTGAATGCAATTGTAGAAGCTGTAGGCCATTTAAAAGGAATTCCAGCAATTATTTCTGGGGCTTTTTCCGGAATTTCCGCACCAATCGTTGGAGCATTAGCAGTTGTTACTGGACTGATTGTTGCTGCTGTTTGGGCTTGGAAAACTAATTTTATGGGTATCCGAGACTTTTTAAGTAGTATATTCAGTAATTTAGGAAATATCTTTGCGCCTCTTGGGCAAGCTTTAGGTGAGATAGGTAGGCAATTGAGTGGCGTGGCGCCCTTATTTGAACTACTTGGACAAGCGTTAGGAATGATTGGTGTGGGTGTAATTGTTGGATTAGCAGTTGGCTTTGCGGCATTGTCAGATGCTTTCTTACAAATTGTTTCGGCTGGTTCTGCGGTGATTCACACCATTGGCGCCGTTGTAAATGGACTGAGTGCGATGGCAAGTGCTTTGACTGGCGACTTTAGTGGGGCATCAAAATATATGCACGATGCAGCCGCTGATGTTAAAGGAATTGGAACTGCCTTGAGCGGATTGGGTAAAACACCAGCACTAGATTCCGTGATTGGTGCATTGGGGAAATTAGGCTCTAAGGCTGATGAAACTAAGTCTAAGACTAGCAATATAAAGATCAATGCAACGGCCAACACAGGAGGAGCTTTGGCTTCTTTAACTAGTTTACAAACCAAAGCCGCGCAGCCAATTAAAACTAAAATTGAAGCACCGACTTCCTTACCGACAGGTAATATATTTAGTCAACTGCAATCTCAAGCCGCAAGTAATCCGATAAAACCTCGAATTGACGCACCTAAGTTACCGACTGGTAATGTTTTTAGTCAACTACAATCTCAAGCCGCAAACAATCCTATCAAGGCTAAGGTACAGGCGGACACTGCCGCTACTGGTAATCCGTTAGCTAAATTGCAACAGCAAGCAAGTGCAACACCAATTAAGCCCAAGGTTGAAACACCAAAGGTACCAACGCCAACGATGCCTAAAGGCCAAACAATGCAGGTAAAAGTGGCTCGACCAAAAGTTCCACAACCTGCTATGCCAACGGGGTTGAAAACAATCCCAGCACCTAAAGTTGGCCGTCCACATGTGCCACAACCAACAATGCCACATCTGAGGGCAATTCCTGCTCCAAGAGTTGGGCGTCCCTCAATGGCTGGCGTTGTGGGAGCAGTTCGAAGTGGGATGTCAGCGGCGGCTAGTGCCGCTCGGGCTGGCGGTGCCCAGATTTCGGCTGCTGTACGAAGCGGAGTTAATCAAGCAGTTGCGGCGGCTCGTTCGGCTGCTGGTGCCATGCGTGGCGCTGGTGCAATGATTGGTGCCGGTTTAGCTGCCGGAATTCGTTCACAAGTTGGTGCGGTTGCGGCGGCAGCGGATGCGTTAGTTGCTCAAGCGAACAGAGCGGCTAGAGCGGCGGCTAAAGTTCATTCACCATCTCGTTTGTTTGCTGAAATTGGTGATTATATCGGGCAAGGGATGGCATTAGGAATTAATGGCACTACAGGGTTAGTTGCCAACGCTGGTAGCAATATCGCCAATGCGGCGGCTACTGGTGCTAACTTAACCAGTGCATTGAACACACCAACCGTCTTAACCCGCCAAGCTTTATCGGCACCACAAACAGCCCCGACTTCCACACCGTTCAATGATTCGGTAACGCCATATGGTAACAACGTCACAAACAACAAGACAACTCAAAGCAATAGCAAGGCTTCTTCAGTCACAATTGCCTCGGGTGCGATTCAGTTAAATGGGTCTGGAAACACAGAGCAAGATGCTGAAACTATTCTGTGGAAGATTGAGAACTACTTGAAGGGCATTGATAGCGCCTCGATGGGGAAAGGTTAGGAGGGGTGCTAATTGGCTAAGAAAAAAAAGAAAAAAACGAAGAACACACAAATGGGCTTCTATCTCACAAACGGTAAGAATGGCACAATCCAACTGCCGGTTAATCCGGCTGAAATTACTTTGAAATGGGAAAAAGACAACAAGACCGTTCAGGTTTCCAAGCTTGGTGAAATCAGCATCCCTGGCTATACCAAAATCCGTGAAGTTTCAATTTCTAGTTTCTTGCCCCTTGAACCAGATGACGTGCATTATACAGCGTCTGATAAACCTTTTAGTGGGGCACAAAAGTATATTGACTGGTTGAAGCAGGCTTACAAAGCTCGTAAGCCAATTCGATTAGTGGTTTCAACTACTAAGATGAATTTCAAAGGGACTTTGAATGTTTTAGAAATTAGTATGAAAAATGGTTTTGCTGAAGAATACCCTTTTAGTTTTACACTAAGACAGTACAAGCCGTACAAAGCCATCAAGGTGAAGAAGTCTAAAAAGGGCAAGAAAACCAAGACGACAAAAAAAGGTCAGTCTCGCTCTGCTCCACCTAAAAAGGTGGGACGAGGGTCAACCGTAACGGTTAATGGTCGGCTATATCGAGATTCACAAGGCAACGGTGCCGGGGCAACGGAACGCAACGCCCAACGGAAGATTTCCTTAATCGCCAAAGGTGCGCCATGCCCTTACCACATCGTAACTACTTCTGGTGGTGATCGGGGTTGGGTTAAAGCCGGTTCAGTAAAGGGGGCATGACAATGAGCATTACAACGTTTGTGTCTCGAACACCGGGCAGTAAAACCTTATGGGATTTAAGAGAAATTGTTCATGAAGTGAAAAAAGTCACTGATATGAATTACACGGCTGGCATCTTAACATTCAAACTTGTGGAAGTAAATGAAGGGTATACACCCCACAACGGTGATGATATTTGGTTTCGATGGAATGGCAAGAAAATCTTTAAGGGTAAGATTTTTGATGTGAAATATTCTGATGAAGAAATCTTTGAAGTGACTGCTTATGATTCGTTACGTTACTTTAAGAATCAAGACTCATTAGTGTTCCCTGCTTCCACACTCTCTCAACGTTTTGCTACTGTCGCAAAATTAGCTGGTGTTAAGTATAAGGCAGTTCAAACAGCTTACAAAATCCCAGCGGAAGTCTGCGATTCAAAAAGTTATTTTGATATGTTAAAAGCTAGTATTAAAGCAGTACGCCGAGCGACCGGCAATCGTTACTTCTTAGCGGATAATTGGGGCACGGCGGAATTACGCAAATACCCATACAAAAAGTTGAATTTCTTTGTTGGAGATAAATCATTATTGACTGGCTTCACGTTTGAAAAATCGATTGAAGATGCTGCGAATGTTGTGCAGATTGTCAAAGAAGATAAGAAAAAGAAGTCAACAACCACCGCCACGGCAAAGGGTAAAAAAGGTAAGAAAGAAAAGACTAAAGCCAACGACCCTAAGAATACCAGTTATACCAAGGTAACAGCTTCTAGTAACTCAATTGATACTTGGGGAAAGTTACAGTTCGTTGAAAAAGCTAAAGATAAAGCCAATGCCGCTCAAATGAAACAGCGAGCTAAGGATTTATTGAAAGCTAAGAACAAACAAAAATACTCTTTAAAGCTAAATGCCATTGGAAACGTTGACTTAGTAGCTGGTAATTCTGTGCCGGTTAAGATTAAGAGCCTAAAAGATATAGGCTTTGGAACAAAGTACGCATTAATTACCAAGGCAACTCAAAACTTTACGATTGACTTTAATGTTGAACTTGAAATGCGGGTGGTGATGTAATGGCTGGCGAATGGATGTTACACCAGATGAAAGCACGTGGTGGTAATCAATCGGATTATTCTGATATCATGTTTGGCAACGTTATTTCTGAAAAGCCCCTTAAAATTCAAGTCTCTAATCGCATGATCCTCACGGAAGAGTTTTTAATTTTGGGCCGCCACGTGACTAAGCACAAGGAAAAAATGATTTATCACGATTACAAGAACGATGCGGATACTGTCCGGACTGAAGACGTGATGGTGGATGAATCTTTAAAACAGGGCGATGGGGTTACGATGATTCGTAAAGACGGTGGCCAACAATTTTATGTACTAGAAAAAGTGAGTGACGAGGAGATGTAGCCATGGACGAACAAATTGAAGAAGTTGAAGAAGAGCCGATTGAAGATGAAGTAGACGATGAAGTGGAAGACGTTACTGAACCGACGCTCACTTATCAAGTTAAAGATGGCCGGATTATCAATCTGGTTGATGGTTTTGAAGCAATGGTTCAAGCAATTGATAAGATTCTCAAAACTGAACGTTTTGTATATCCAATCTATTCCGATCAATATGGGAACGATTTTCCGGAACTATTCGGCAAAGATTTTGGGTATTCAGAAGTCGAGGTTGAACGGATGCTAAACGAAGCATTAATGGCTGATGATCGGGTACTATCTACTTCAGTTGATGAGATAGATGAAACCGATAGTACGACGCTTCTTGTAACTGGTTCTTGTGAAACCGTCTATGGTTCCATCCCCTTAGAAACAGAGGTGAGTTTAGTAGATGAATCCTGAAGAATTACTAGCGGAATTGGACGACATGGATTTTGATTATTTTATTGATTCCATGCTGGACAATGTACCGGATAAGCTCGATAAACGAGAGGGTTCAGTGATTTACGATGCAATGGCGCCTGCTGCTACTGAATTGGCAGATGAAACCATTCGGTTAAAAACGATCATTAAAGAAACCTATACTTCCACAGCAGATGGTGAGTTCTTGGATTTAAAAGCCCAGGAGAAAGGCACAATTAGGCAGGCAGCAACCTATGCGCAAGTGACTGCTAAGTTCCTGGATGCTGATGGAAAAACAATTGAAAACGTTGATATTAATGATCGATTCGCATCTTTGGGTGATGAACCGATTTTTTATTATGTCAAACGAATTAACGAGGACAAAACCGGTTTACTGGTCGCTGAAGAAGTCGGTACTCGGGCAAACGGCTATCTGGGACAAATCTTACCAGTGACGCCCAATGACAGTTTGTCCTGGGCTGAAATTACAGAAATTTCCGTTCCAGCAAGGGATGAGGAAGACGATGAACATTTACGTGACCGTCTGCTGTCGCCTAGTAATTGGGTGGCTTACGGCGGCAATGTGGCGGATTATCAAGACATGCTTAGCAAGCTTGATACGGTTGGCGCCGGGCAAATCTATCCAGCCTGGCAAGGCGGAAGCACGGTAAAGCTGGTTATCTTAGATAATAAGTTAATGCCGGCTAGCGAAGAACTGTTAAAGCAAGTTAAGGAAGCAATTGACCCGCCCAAAGATGGTGAGGGTTATGGCTTAGCGCCGATTGGTCATGATGTTACTGTAGTGGCGCCGGAAAAAGTCACGGTGGATATTGCGACGAAAGTCGAAGTTGATCCTCAAAAAACGTTGGAACAATTGACACCGCTGATTCAAAAAGCGATTGAAGCTTATTTTCAAAAGCGGCGGGAAGATTGGGACAATGTCGATACCAAGACCGGTCGAGGTTACGCACTAAGCATTTACCGTTCACAACTACTCTCTGAAATCATGAAAGTTGAAGGTGTGGTAAATACCACGCTCCCAACTTTGAACGGATTAGAAAGTGATTTAGCAATGGTATTTGATGAAGAAAAATCTCAATTGCCGGTGGTGGGTGAGGTGAGTTTGGCATGAAGTTAATCGATTATATGCCCGAATATTATGACGGGGTTAAAGAAATAGTTGAGCTACTGAACTCGGAGCAACCCACTTTTGACAAGCAAGTCGATTTAATGACGAGGCTACTTCTAAATGGTTTTGTGATGAAAGCAGATAGTCAGGGCTTGTCAATTATGGAGTATGAATTAAAGATTCCGACCGATTTAAGCAAGTCACTAGAAAATCGCCGTTACGATATTCTGATGCGGATTTTGCCACCACATTCAATTACGATTAAATATTTCCGAGAGTTGTTAAAGTCGTTTGAAATCTCCGTGGATGTAGAAGTTGATGCTGTGAAAGATGTGTTGCAAGCGATTGGCAAGTACGACGACATTAGTAAAGACCAAATGGACCGATTGAAGTATCTGTTAAACGTCTATGTACCGGCTAACATTGATTGGTCAATTCTGACAACAGCGGATGCTGACAGTCAACTAAGTTTATTTGTTGGCGTTGGCGCAACGTATTCAGTCGAGACATCCACAAATGCAAGACTTAATGAAGAAGCTGAAAGCCGGTTGCCGTTCTATATCGGCGTGGTTCATCAGTTCGTCATTGAAACCGAAAATAAAGCAAAGGAGGGACAACTAATTGAGTAAATATAATGATACGATTCTTACAAATGCCGGAGTTGACTTAGCTAGTCGAGCAGCACATGGGGATGCAAGTTTTAAAATTATACGAATCGAAAGCACGGCTGATGATTTATCAAGTAAGACCGAAGATGAATTAAAAGCCATGACAACTATTCCTAACAAAATTCAAGATGGCTCAATTGTCGGGCAAGAAGATACCGCCCCAGCCGTTCAAGGCATTCGGCTACAGTTCCTGAATACCGGTTTGACTAAGTCATACAGCATTATGGCGATGGGCGTTTACGCCAAAGAGGACGGGAAAGAACGGGAAATTCTTTATGCCATCACAACAGCAGAAAAAGAACATCCACAGTACATGCCGGATTTTGCCGACAAGGTGACACTTCGATTTGGCATGACCATTCGGGTTGTGGTTGGCGATAAGGCTAATATGACGGTTGTGTTCGACTCTGACGGGTTAGCGACGATTAAATTTGTACAAGATGCGATTGCCTCCGTAAAAATTGATGATTCAGACTTTGCTAAGTTGAGCAAAGATAATACTTTTAAGGGCATTAACAAGTTTGAAAAAGCACCGGTAAACATTTCTGGCGTGGAATATGTGCCGAAAGATTATGTTGATGCTGCTATCGCAACAGCTAAACAAGCAGCCATCGATCAAGCAAAGGAGAACACTTTAGCTGAATTTAGTAAACGTCACGTGCCAAGTGACTTTGTGAACCTCACCCAAGCACAATTCGATGCGACTAATCCAAAGGTACCAGACGCTGATTATCGAATCTATGAGGAGGGGAACTAATGGCTATTAGTACGAATGCAAAAGAAATCGAGAAATATTTTTACGGTTCGGATAAAGTATATGAACAATCTGGGGTTCTTTTTTATCCTATTGAGTATGTTGGAGATGTCCTCCCACCTGGGGGAAGGAATGCTACAGGAATTATGGTAGATCCAACTAATCCTACCAAAGGTGAATTAACGGGATCGTTGATTATTACAAAACCATTTCCGTTAAATGTTGTTGTTGCTAAAGTAAAAACTAGTAAGACAGTAAATGTCGCAGATGTATATTTGGAAATACGTTCAGGCTCACGCTTGCATACAGGCTATATCAAAAACAATGAGTTAATTTTTACCACAGGCGGTACCGCTACATCTTCAGTAGATATAGCGACTTTTTTGGTCGTTACTAATAACAATCTTGCAACAATTTCATAGTACGAGGAGGAAGTAAAAATGTATAAACAAACAGTTATCGAGTTCGGGGGGGGGTAGATATTATCTAAACTATAATAGCTACCCTCAAAGGCCCTCAACGACTGGGGGCTATTAGCATGGTAATTCAAAACGGAACAGGAAGAATTACTAAGATTTATCACGGTAGCAATTTAGTCTATCAGGGTGATAATAACTGGCATGAATTAATAACTACTGATGTTGGTGGTTTGTTCAATATTGATATGCTTTACCAAAAAATAATTGCTGAAAAGAAATTAAGGCTAATCTTTGTTGCAGATTCGGAATATGGAAAAACCTTATCCAATTATGATTTTAAAATTGACTTATCGAAAATCATTACGACTTTTCAGACGCCGTGGTCTGGAACTGGGCAAGTTGTTCATACACAAACAGATTTCGGTGGTGAAAATTCTTTAAACGCTAATAATGGGTCTAGCGTTTTAACCTATAAAAATTCAATAACTCTAAGTTCATCTTCAACCGCTGGCATCGCTACTACTTTGTTGGGTACCCGTTCGCCCGGTACTTTGAATGACACTTTATATGTTGCAGGATTTAAATAATTAAAGGAGGTGCCTTCATGGCACAACACTATGTTCAATTAAACGAGCAAGGTTACATCACCAGAAAAGATGAAGAACTCACAAAAAATGATGATCCAAAGCAGTGGAAACAAATCACAATTGCCACCGATGATGAAATTGACTTCGGTGTTAACTATAAACACTATCGTGTGGATGAAACAGGCGTCGTACATGCGCCAGCCAACTCTGATCTACCAACGGTTGAGCAGGTTAATAAACAACTGGCGGTGGCACAGGACACGATTAAGCAACAGAGTGAGTTAATTGAGAAACAAGCGCAGGAACTCACTGCTATCCAGACTTCTTTAGTTGAAGCTACTAAAGCGCAAGTAGAGGCTGGTCAGCTATTTGATCAGAAAACTAAAGAGTATCAACAAACATTCTTGGAAACTACCAAGCAAATTATGCAATTGCAAGCAGACATTGACACATTGAAAGGGGCAAAATAACTATGGACTTAAAATCATATCCGAGCTTAACCATGTTGAAGAATTTCAATAGTTGGGGCGCTGACATTAGTTTTGCAGTCAACGTTTCAATCACTCCGGAACAGTACAAAGAGATTACTGGAAAAGATTATGTTGCACCCGCCGAAAAATAGTGAGGTGTATTTTTTATGGAAAATAAATTTCTGTATCATTATAAAAAGAATCAATTTTGGCTGTGGACGGCAGTCGAAACCTATGCGATAGCTGTCGTGTTTATTATTCAAACTAATTTTTTTGATTTAAAGCCACCAGGAAGAACCTTGGTGGGGAAATTAGATGATCCGATTTCAATCTTTGCAATTGCTGTAGTTGGTACCTTTGCTTTCATCTATAGCATTTGGGACATTCATTGGTTCTACGCCCGGCCAATCATGATTGGCTTGTTGGTTGGTACATGGATGCCGTTCTTTTTGGGATTTCTCATCCACGATATTGAAATTGGCATGTTTATTAGTCCAGGTGCAGTTTTAACAGGAGGTGTGATCTGTCGCATCGTATCTTATGCGTTTACAGGAGATGATTGATTATCAGCGATAAAGTAATCACCGCCATTCTTTCAACCATCTCGGCTATCGCTGTGGGGTACGTACCTGTTTGGATTGCTAGGATTCAGTCTAACAAGCCATTGACTCAGAAACAGCAGATCACCAAGTTAAAGAGGGAGAATGAACGGTTAAAAAAAGAAATAAAAATGTTAAAGGAGGGTGAATAATTTGGACTTTATTCAACAACTGAATTTGGGGACGACTGCGGAAATGTCATTGATTTTTGCGGTCGTTTTTTGTTTCACACAAGCTTTAAAAATGACCAAGCTTGATAACAAATGGATGCCTTGGGTATCAATGCTTATCGGAGCGTTAGCCGGATTGTTAGCAATGGTAATTAATGCCGATAGCAATTATCTTTCGGGTGCCGTACTTGGGCTACTAATTGGTGGCTTTACCAGCGGTCTGTTCGACGGCTTCAAAGGTTTCTCTGGAAAGGATGGGAAATAAATGGGTTATAAAATTAATCATAGCTACGCTTTATCAGCAGGACAAGGTGATAACCGGACTGCTTCTCGAAAGTATATTATTGTCCACGATACCGGAAATGATAATAACAAGGGTGCTAACAGCGCAAAGAATGAAGCTAGTTACATGAAGCAACATTGGAACGCTGCTTATACGCATTTTATTGTGGATGACACGGCCGTTTATCAAGTTGGTGAGCCGGGCTATGTGGCTTGGGGTGCTCTTAATGCCAATCCTTATAGCCCGATGCAAGTCGAGCTGGCCCACGTTGATAGTAAGGCGAGGTTCTTGGAATCCTACAAACGTTATATTTGGCTGATTCGGTATTATGCGAATAAGTACAATATTCCACTCACTCTAGATGGGGCCGGCAACGGAATTAAATCTCATTTATGGGTAACAAATAACTTTGGCGGTGATCACGTTGATCCGTATGGCTATTTAAAAAAATGGGGAATTAGCAAAGCCCAATTCGCTAGAGATATTAAGAACGGCGTTGGTGGTTCATCCACAGTAAGCAAGCCAAAGAAAGCTGAATACTTTACCTGGCGTCCAGTGTGGCTATACGCTAAACAATCAGTTAAAGCCTATAAAGATGTCAAGAATGTGGGGACTGGTAAGCAGGTTGCAAAGACTTACGGTGCTGGCACAAAGCTTAAAACAAAGACCTTGGCGGGTAAGCGAATTCAGCTGGATAATGGTCTGTGGATTACGGCTAACAAGGCATATGTAAACAACCTTTACTACACATATTCTAGTAAAGTTAAAACCGTGCAATCGGTAAGGGGAACTAACCGATATAAGGATATTGCTTTGAAGCAAAAAGTGGATAACTTTAAAGCAGGCACAAAATTCGATATTAAAAAAGTGGTGAAGTACGGCCACACATCAAGGCTTCAGCTTGGGAACGGGATGTACATTAGTGGAAATAAGTTAATTAACAAGTTTGTAGAGTAACAATAAAGCCCTCTGTCATTAATTGGCAGGGGGCTTTTTTTGCTGATTATACTAATAGAAAAGTTTTGGTTACTTGTAAATGTTATTATTTAAGCTAGCGAACCCTTTAAAATCGGAAAATTTGTTTTTATTTTTGTCATAAAATTTTTCCGCTGCAGAAATAATTTTTTTACACATATCCTCAACGTCAATAGATAAAGTGTATTCTGTTTTACCACCACTTGAAAAAGGCCCCCAAGACGGGCCACTAGAACTAGTTTGGAACGTTGGAAGTTTGCGATTATTTTTGTTTGGAATAGTAAAGAGTATCGTGAAATTAACATCGGTAACTTCGTTGTATTTATTTTTTAAATAAGCTTGTAAAGTTTCTCCTTGGTGTAAGAATGAGCAACGTAATTTATAAACAAATTCAGCATCGTAGCTTGGGCTAATTATAAGCCCAACTTTGTTTCGCTCCAAAACGCTTTCATGGTTGTCAATATACGCTTTATACCATTTCTTATATCTTTCCCCTGTGCCTAACTTCTCGTTCTGATATTCAACATTGCCACAGATGTCAGGGAGTGTTAAAACAATATCAAGAGCACCAATATAATTTTGCACTTTTAGACATTCTTTGGCTGAGTTCACGATGAGTAGAAAATTATTCTCACTAGGATTATTATTAATTCCATACATAAGCATGTACCTCCTTAATTGTTAATTATAGTATTGTTAGCTCTTGCCGCTTATATGTTAACTTAATGTTTAATGCATCCCGATAATAGTTTCTTCCATTATTAATTGAAATAAATCTATGCTGGCGTTATCCCAGAAAAAGAAATACCGGTCGTGGTGGTAGAATAAATAATTGCCTTCTAGAATTAAATGATAATCTTTCGTTTTGTATTCGTGCAAAAAAATAACCTTCTTTCATTGCTTCTATTAAATAGATACGTGAAAGAAGGTTATTTATTTTTTTGGCTAACCATTTTAAAAAATTCCTTTAATCCGTCCCGTTATTATAGGATTTATAAATCATTTTTTGGCTAACTTTTGGCTAACTTTTACTGCAAATGAGTGACAATCAGTGACAATCGAGAAAACCAAGAATGCCTTTATACCAGCATTTTGACATTCTATGACACCTCATGAAACCCTATCAATGGAGTCGGCGGGAGTCGAACCCGCGTCCGAGCATATCGCCACCTAGATATCTACGTTCATAGATCTACTATTTGGAATTCACCATTTAAAACGCCGCAAATCAAGGCACCCATAAATGGCTAACC